CAGCGCGCCCGGCGTCACGCCTTTGGGCACACCAGCGCGCCCAACAGCGTCTTGCGCGGCCATGATGGCCATGTTGACCTGCACTTCTGCCGCTGCGCGGTTGCTGAACCCTTTGAAGCCGGGTTCGCCTTTCAGCTGACGGTAAGTGTGGTTCAGATCCTCCATTGCGGCACCCTTCACGGCGTCGCGGTCACGGATGATGGTTGGCATTGCGATGTTCCTTTCTGAGTTTGCTGGATGGATTATGCGGTAGCTTACCACGTTTCGGCAACTTCTTCTGCCAGTTGCCACAACTGCGCGTTGTAGTCAACTGAGCGGCTGATGTCGCTCAGTGGCCGGGAGGTGGCTGCACGACCTGAGCGGGAAAGGCCCTCAATGCCGCCGCGCACGGTGTTTTCCTGGACGCGGTTGAAGGTTGTCCAGAGGTCACCCCTGTCGTCTTCTGCGCGACGCGCGTCCAGCAGCTCAGCCGGGGAAAAGCGCTGCGCGTCACCCCAACGCAGTTGTGCGGCGAACTTGGCGAACTCCAGCCGCTGGTTCTTGGTCAGGTCAATCCGAGACCAGCGGTCGATTTTGTTGTAGAGGTCAGACGTGTTGCGCGCCAGCTGCTGCATGCGGTGAATCAAGTCAGCCGCTGCGTCACCCGTGTGGCGCACGACTTCCCGCCCGGCAGTGTTGCCGACGACGAGCCCATTGCTGCAAACGAACCGGAACACACCGGCCAACACGCGCGCCGAAGACGAACCGTCGTGGCTGTTGACTAAGATGATACGCGGTACGGCACCGTTGATTTCCTGGAAGTCTGGATGCCGGAAGTCGATCATGTGCTTGGCGAACAGCGGGTCACGCTTGCGCGGAGCCGCGACAGTGGCTTGAGCAACCTTCCAACCTTCTTGCGCGAAGCGATCGATGATCTCGCCGGAGTTAATGAACTGGTAACGCTCGCTGACGGTTGGTGCGGCGACAGTGGCGAGAGCGGAAGCGGGTAGTGTTTTCATGACAGTGTCTCCTCAAAGGGATTGTTGTTGGACAGAGATGGTGTAGCCGAGATCCTGAATTTGTTTCAGCACGCGCTCAGTGAAGGTCTTGCAGTTCACTAGCGCGGCGAGCTTGTGCGCAACTTCGCAAACCGGGTAAACTGCACGGTTGCCGTAGTTGTTGGCGATGCGGACGGTGATGTTCATGACATTTCCTTTCTAAGTTTGATGCAGAGATATTTTCTCGCGTTTTCCATATCTCGGCAAGTGCTTTTTGCACCTGCCGAGAAAGTTTTTCAGGCCAACTGAAACTTGTAGCCGCCGAACTCGGCGCGGCCAGCGGCCTTCAACGCGCCACGGAACTTGATGTGCTGACCGAGCGGCAACGCCAGCACCATGAACGCTTCGCGCACCGACTTGTGTTCGCGCTTTTCGCCTTTGGGCGTGACGACCACGACACCGTGGCGAACGGCGCGTGCGGCGGCAACATCCTTGTTCTTCCAAGAAGCAACGATGGCTGCGCTGCGCTCGGCGCTGGCGGCAACCTTGCGCACAGGTTTGCCGGTCAGAGTGTTCCACTCATGGCCGCAGTTGTGGCAATCAGCAATGTGCTCGTTGACGATGGTTTGCATGCCGCGCACATACTTGACTTCGCCGCAGGTCAGATTCTCGGTGGAGTCGCACTCAGGGCAGCGGAATTCGTTGGCGTTGGGGACAGACTTCATCAAGTCAGCAACACGGCGCTCGGCGGTCTTGCGGTCAGCGAACTTCTTGACCGGCTTGGCGGCGTGAGCGTTGTAGAACTTGACGAGTTCAGCGGTGGTGGCGGTAGTTACGTTCATGGTCATTTCCTTTCTGAGTTAAAAATTACAACAGGTCTTGTTCTTCAATGGTGATGCAGTTGTCTTCGTCTTCACCCCAAAAATCTTGTTGGTCTTCCTCGACGCCTGCATACTCAGCGATGTCTTCAGCGTGTTCACGCGCTTTTTTGTAAGACGCGTAAACGCCGCCGATTGTCTTCTCGCCGTCGATGGTTTCGCAAACTATGTAGACTTTGTTCATGGTGTTTCCTTTCTAAGTTAGGGCGGTCTCGATCGACCGTATCGTTATTATGACGACAAAATCAGATCACGGCAACATATTTTTGTATTCCCCTGCAAAATGCAAGGGCATTCGGCGCACCAGTGCGGGCTGGCCCGGCGTACCCGAGATGCCCGACAATAGCGGTTCCCTAACGTAGAAAGGAAAAATGATGGAAAATGAGGCATTCCTCGCCGATTTGGCTGCCGGGCTGAACCCGGACGAGCGGCTGATCCTTTGTGGGTTCCCCGGCGACCCTTATGAGGCTGGCCCGGCGGCTTGGCGACCTCGGCCTTGGGCTCCGGGCCGCGAGATCCCTTTCGGCCCCATGGACAACGCCTACGTGACCGTGGGCGCGTTCAAGCGCGCTGCTGACGGCACCTACCGCCGCCGCACTGAGACGTTCACTGCCGGGCTGGCGCTCATGGTCGACGATGTGGGCACGAAGGTTGACAAGACATTCGTGGAGGCGATGCCCCCAACATGGAAGATTGAAACTTCACCCGGCAACGAACAGTGGTGGTACTTCCTGCATGAACCCGAGCGCGACATGGCGCGGTTCGACGGGTTGATTCGTGCGTTCATTCACGGCAAGCTGTTGGGCGCTGATCCCGGCATGAGTGGTGTGACGCGTGTGGGGCGGCTACCCGGACACTTGAATGGGAAGAAAGCCTACAACGGGTGGACAACGCGCGTCACTGAAGCGAATGGATCAAGATGGACGCCGCAGGAACTCCTGGACGGGTTCGGGTTGCAAATCCGAGGACAACGTGTCATGCGGGAAAAGTTGCCGACCGAGGAAGCGTTAGAGCGCAACAGGATGTTCATGAACGTCTACAAGTGGCTCGACCAGCGCAGCATGCTCAAGCGTCACGAGCCCGACCCGAGTGGGTGGACAGAGATGTCTTGCCCTTGGGTGGACGGCCACACCGGTGGCGTCGACAATGGGGCCGCGATACGTGAGCCAGCACCTGAGAACGACTATTACGGCGCGTTCCGCTGTCATCATGGACACTGTGTGGAGAAGGGTTGGTCACACTTGACGGAGTGGGTCAATGAAGAATCGATTGAAGAGTTAGAAAGGGCCGCGCAATGATGTTCGTGACGCCACTGCCGCCAGTGAAGGTCTGGGTGCGGCCTGAATATTTATACGACTTCACGTGCGGAGAGGACGCGCCGCTGGTGCAAGGTGTTTGGGTGAGCGTGAAGGCGCATCGCGGAGAGGCGTTCAGGTTCGAAACTTACCTGCCTGAATACGGCGCGCTCTACGACAAGTTGCCCATCAGCGCTTTTTATTGGGACGAATTTGCAGAAGGCGACTTGCCGCTGGACACATTGCAAATTTGGGATGCGTTGAGTTACTACGTCGCGGTCATTGAAAAGCCGTTGCTGAAAGGGTTGCGCTCTGAGTTTTTCGGCAAGGACAAAAAGCTGCACGGCGGTGAATACATGTTCACACTCGACACTTGCAATCCTGACCCGCGCATCCCGGATTTTACGTTGAGCGAGACACCCGACGAACACAAGAGCTACAATGTGTTGAAACTCGACAATGGACAGTTCGCATTGCAACCGAACAACCGCTGTCGCTTTTTCGACGCCGCGCTGAATCCAAAAGACATGAAGTTCCCAGACTTTATTGTCGCGACGAAAAAGTACCGCGTCGAACAATCCAGCAAGTGGCGGCTCGGCGACACAACGACCTTCACGTACGACGACCGTGGAGAATGATTATGGAACACAGCTTCGTTGTCTTCGCTATCATGGGCATTGCGTTGGTTGGGGCTGGTTTGTTTGTGTTGGTCGCGGGGATTGCAGTGGCCATCGCTATGATGTTGGAGGATAAAGAATGACCGACGAAGAACTAAGCAAAATGATAAGCGAGTTTTTACCGCATCCGGCTGAAGGGCAACATCATGCTTTAAAACAATTCGCCAAGCTAGTCGCAGCAGCAGAACGTGAGGCGTGTGCGAAGGTGTGCGAAGAATGGCTACATGGGGAATGGCATAACCAAGGCGTAATTGCCGCAATGATGATCCGCGAAAGGGGTGCGCCATGATCACGCTAACCCGCGAGGAAGCGCAGCAGGTGCTGGATGCGTTGGAAGCAGAACACAGCGCGATATACGGAACAAGCCAGACTGTGAAAGCAACCGAACTACTCCGCGCTCGACTCGCGCAGCCTGAACCGGAGCCGGTGGCGTGGGTGTACGACAAATTTAATTGGGAAAGCTGGGGGGATGGGAGTTGGCAAATAACCGTGACGCAAAACAAAGAGCAAGACGATCAACAGCCACTTTACACCGCCCCACCACAGCGCAACTGGCAGGGGCTGACGGATGAGGAGATTATGTCGCTGTTGCCCGGTGCAGTCAGGCTGCCGCCGAGATGGTCTGAAACTGTTCGCGCCATCGAAGCCAAGCTGAAGGAGAAAAACGGATGAACTCGTATCCGCCGCCATCACAAACAACTTGCCTGCGCATGGCACAATACTATTGCGACGTCGTGCCCAACGAAAAACTCTCTTGGGAGTGGTTGATTTGTTGGGCGGCTTATGAAGATTGGGTAGAACTTTACTGGGTTGAAAAATGACAACAACAATCGAAGAAAGAACAGCCGCGCGGGAAGCGGCGTTGCAGGCAGCGGTGGCCAACTCCCGGCGGCTCGCGCGGCCTGAAGACTATGTCTTCGACAAAGCGCAAGAGGCATTTTGGGACTTGCGTGACGGCACTCAACATACCGAAAAAGCGGTGGACGCTTCCATCCCCATCGAGCTCTGGCGAGTTGAAGTCGACGAAGGTGACGCCGACGAAGCACCCGCCGAAGGGCGGCAAGGGCGGCGCGGTCGACCCCGGCGGCGGCGTGAGCGGCTCATACGTCCTTCGTTCGACATCATGCGCGTGGAAAATGACCAGTTCGTGGAAGGCAGCACGTGGTGGCCCGGTGAGGCGCAAATCATTCGCGACATCTTCATTGATTCCAACGGTTGGCGACCGGCTGTCGGCCGCAGGATCTACAACAAATATCTGCCGCCGCCTGTTTTGGAAGGTGACGCAAGAGAGGCTGACGTTTGGATCAATCACGTCAAAAAGCTCTGGCCAGACAAGCTGGAGCATGAGTTCTTCTTCGACTTCTGCGCGCATATGGTGCAGCGCCCTGACGTGAAGTGTAACGCCGCCATCGTGCTGAGTGGCACACAAGGCATCGGGAAAGATGCGGCATTGATGCCCATCAAAGCAGCGGTCGGCAACTGGAACACCAAGAACATCGACCCGGATGAGTTGTTCAGCCCGTATAAGCCATGGCTGGAAACCTTGATGCTCGTGGTCGACGAAGTACGCCCGACGAAGGATGAACACCATGCTTCCACTGCTTACAACATTCTCAAGCCAATGATCGTCGCGCCACCCGACACGTTGCCGCTGAACGACAAATACGCAAAGCTCCGTCACATCATCAACCGTATGCGCGTGTTCATCACGACGAATGATTGGATGAGCATGTACATCCCGCCTGAAGACCGCCGCATGTTCATCATGCACTCTCACCTGCCGCAAAAGTGGCATGAGCGGGAAGAACGCCCGAGTTACTTCAATGAGCTGTTCGCTTGGTTCGAAGGCGGCGGGATCAACCACGTAGCCGCTTGGCTCGCTGCACGCGACCTTTCCCAGTTCGACCCAAAGGCGCAGGTGCAACGCACCGCCGGGTGGGGCGCTGTGGCGGCTTCCTGGGGCGAGCCGGAAGACGCTGTCGCTTGGGTCTTAGACAAGCTCGGTAAGCCAGCCGTCATCCTCGGACAAGAGCTCGTCAACCCTCAATTCGACCACCACGAAGACGTGGCCAACATGCTGAAGTCGCCGCGCAAAATCTCTCACCGCATGAACCGCGCCGGGTACGTTCAAGTGCCTGCACCGGGCGGCGCTGACCGATGGACGTTCCGTGTTGAAGGGAAAACGATGCGCGCTCGATATGCGTTCGTGCGCGGAGAGCTGACCAGAGACATCGATGAGGCGACCGAACTTGTGCGTAAGCATGGCGAAGAATTGCTTGCCGCACAATCCCAAGAAGCCGCGAATGTGGTGTTGCTGGGGGCGAAAAAGGGTGGATTCTGATCCCGAGATTGGACGCCGCGATATTATCTCGGGTGCGGATTAAAATAATTAAATTCTCGGGCACCTCGGAATTCCGATCCCGAGATTGAAGCAAAAGCCCAAGACGCCCAACTTATTAATTGTTTGATAATACATAATTAAATTCATTTAAATTAGTAAAAAGAGAAGAATAGGAAATCTTGGGCACTCGGGCATCTCAGGAACAGCGGCGTACCCGAGATGGATGGAACTTTTTTCGAGAGCGCGTAAATTATATGCGCGGCGAAGATTGTTGCCGGCAGGGCAGAGCGCGGCGATAATTTTTTTATGTATACCCTTGAGATAATTGCCATTTGGTACGTTTACGTTCTTGTCGATCCAAGAGATGGCAAGCCGTTTTACGTTGGCAAAGGTCGCGGCAATAGGATTGATCATCACGAAAAAGAGGCTGCTGCTGGAGTATGTTCTGAAAAGTGCAACAAAATCAACGAGATAGCCTCTGCTGGATTTGAAATTGCCAAAAAGCAATTGGCGTTCTTTTGGGACGAGCGCGCAGCGTTGGATTTTGAGCGCGACCTCATCGCCGAGATCGGTTTGCATCGTTTGACGAATGTCGCTCCTGGCGGCGGCCCAGAGCAGGCAAAGAAATTCGTTTCTGGCGTTGCTGATGTTCCTTCAGCGCCGTTGCATGTCGTTGTTCAACGATTCAGTCCTGAAATCGTTTTGGGCGTTGCTCGTTGGTTGTTGAACCCCGATGCGGGGAACAATTTGACGCCATTGCGTCAGGCAGTTCATAAGATGTGCGGCACTTTTGCCAGAATGATTTTGCGCGATGCCAAAGCGCGAAATGCGTTCAAACAGCGTTGTGAAACGCTCAGTTTGGAGAATATGCGATGGCAGCTAGGAAACGCAAGGTCGCGTTGACCGACGATTGGAAACAAAACATTCGTGCATCGATGATCATGAACCGTTTGGTTCAGCACGTCGATGGCGAAATTGATTTGACACCAACCCAGATCAATGCAGCGAAAATTGTTCTCGGCAAGATTCTGCCGGATTTAGCCCGTAGTGAAATGACCGGCCAAGACGGTGGGCCGATCAGTGTTGCGGCGATCGACATGACCGGGTTGTCAGATGCAGAGTTGGAAACGATGCAACGGTTGTTGTCGAAAGCAGGTGGTGCATGAACATTGACCGCACGCCAATCGGCGCTGAGATTGAAGTGATCGAGGATTGGTTGCAGCGGTTTGGTGATGTGCAGGAAACGCCGTCAGGCTTGGCGGT